CTGGTAACGTTAAGAAAGTCAATAATAATATCTTCACAAATAGGTACATTTATGGTACAATATGTAGACTTGTAAATCTTTCAGTGTTGAGGATGTTAAAAAACGTTGGTTGCTGAGATGCATTTACTGTTAAAGACCTGATGCTGTACTTATTCCTGCGGGGTTCGCTATAGCCACTCTAAGGCATCATATGGGCGGGGTTTTTACAGCGTTGAATTCCGTCCATTTCTTTTTTTAACCCCGATAAAAGGCTAAATTGATGTTTACGGCATTTATAATGATATGTTCTGCTGCTTTTACAGACGGCTGTATGAAGTTAGAAGACGTTAGAGGACCATATGAAGCACGTTCTGTATGCAGAGAGCGTGTAGATGAGATGGTGCACAGCATGTTACCTGTTATTCCGCCTGATTCGGAAATAAAATGGAAATGCGTACATAACCCTATTAAAAATCCTGGAGTAAGTACCTAATGGCTGCAACCCCAAAGAATAAAGCTTTGTATTCACGTGTCAAGGCGGAAGCAAAAAAGAAATTTAAAGTTTATCCATCAGCTTATGCTAACGCATGGCTTGTAAAAACGTATAAGAAGCGCGGTGGTACGTATAAGTAATGGCTAAACCTAAAGGCGGATTAACAAAATGGTTTAAGGAGGACTGGCGGGACGTAAAAACAGGCAAAAAGTGTGGTCGTTCCGGTTCTGAGAAGAAAAAGCGTCCTTATCCAGCTTGTAGACCCGCTAAAGTTGCTAGCCGCATCACTAAGAAGGAAGCTGCCAAGAAAACTGGGCCATCTAAGGTTAAATGGTCTGTAACAGCATCCGGTAAGCGAAGAAAGAAAAAGTAATGGCACCACGTAAAAAGGATGTACCTATCCGTAAGACGACTACAGGTAAGGGTGCCAACTACCGCCCCACTAAATCGGGCGCCGGTATGACTGCTAAGGGTGTGGCTGCGCATAGACGCGCTAATCCCGGAAGTAAACTAAAGACAGCCGTAACAGGCAAAGTTAAAAAGGGTAGCAAGGATGCAAAGCGGCGTAAGTCATTCTGTGCTCGGTCTGCTGGACAGATGAAGAAATTCCCTAAAGCGGCAAAAGACCCGAATAGTCGTTTGCGCCAAGCAAGGAGAAGGTGGAAGTGCTAAACTTACTAATCGGACCAATTGCAGAAATTGCTGGCACATGGATGTCAGGCCAAGTCGAGCAGACTAAGGCTAAAGCACAGACTAAAGTAGCCAAAGCGCAAGCTGAAGCCATAGTGATGCAGAAGAAAGCGACTGGTGAAATCGATTGGGACTTAGAGATGGCTAAAGGGTCATCTAACTCATGGAAAGATGAGTGGCTTACAGTTTTATTTAGTATACCCCTAGTTATGGCCTTCGTGCCTGGAATGGAAGAAATAGTTGCAAACGGATTTCAACAATTGGAGCAAATGCCTGAATGGTACCAGTACAGCTTGGGCGTTATTGTTGCTGCAAGCTTTGGAGTCCGCTCGGCAACAAAGTTCTTTGGCAAGAAGTAATGCAGAAAAAACTACAAAAGGATAGCGAGTTCGACGAATATGATATGGATGGAGACGGCATAGTCTCAGACGAAGAACTAGAACACGCTAAAGAAATAAAGAAAGTAGAAACTGAATTACGTAAGAATCTAGCCCAATTAAGAATGGCTAGATATACTTTAATATCCATGGGCGTTTTTACCGTTGCCATGTTTTTTATTCCATTGGGCAGAGTTGAGGCGTTAAGTGATATTAGTAATTTATTTTATATCAGTGGTGCTGGTATTGTTGGTGCTTATATGGGTACAACTGCATGGATGAACAAAAAATAAAAAGCCCATGCAAAGGAATATGTGTATTAGATAAAGAACGCATCAAATGCATCGGCTGTGGGCGTACCATAGACGAAATTATTAATTGGGGTAAAAAGTATGAAGTACGATAGAGCACACTATATTGAAAAGCTGATAAAGCACGAAGGTATTGTGCTAAATGTATATAAAGATACCCTAGGGATTGATACTATTGGTATCGGCAGGAACCTAGAAGACCGCGGCATTACCAAAGAAGAATTAGACGATTTAGACATTCCATCAATTGAACACATATATGAATACGGCATAACTGAGGCTGATGCAGTGTATCTAGCCACCAATGATATTGAGATTGTTGAAGAAGAACTATGCCGAGCGCATAGTTGCATCGAAGACCTAGATGCTGTACGTCAGTTAATTGTAATGGATATGGCGTTTAACATGGGTGTACCCCGACTTTGCAAATTTAAAAAGATGTGGGCAGCTATATACGATGGCGATTACACTACAGCAGCTGTAGAAATGCTGGATTCACGTTGGGCAACACAAGTTGGCACACGTGCGATTAAATTATCTAAAGCTATGGAAGAAGGAAAATTTTCAAATGTCTAAAACAAAAGAGATGAAAAAATCTAAAAAGAAAACTGCCATGGTTCCAGGAGGCACTTCAGGCGGAAAAGTGCATATGTATGCTGCAGGTGGTATCGTTCAAGATAACCCCGGTTTAGTAGCATTGAAAGCCGCAAGTCCAGAAGCATATAATAAAATAAAGCAGGGTTAATGCACAGAATAGAATCCGATGTACGGAAGTGGTCACATGATTTTCTTGAAGTACCTAATGAGAAACTTAATGGATTACCACCGTGTCCCTACGCAAAACAAGCGTGGTTAGATGATAAAGTTGTATTTAGTATAAACACTGGACTAGATGGACTAGCCAAAGAAGTGGCAGATTTTGAGTCTCACGATTATGATATAGTTGTGTGGGCTAATGAAGTATTACCAGATATGCACTACCTAGATGGGTGGTGCGATGGCGTAAACGAAGCCATGTCAATTGCAGGTAAAGATATGCACTTGATGGTGTTTCACCCAGACTATGACGCTGAAGAAGCAGGTCTGGACTTTTTAGTCGAAGATGGTGTAGTAGACCCTAGCCTAAACTACTGCATGGTATTTGTACAAAGGCTATCTACCTTAGATGATGCAGCATTGAGTCTGGAGAAGTCTGGGTACTATGAACACTTCCCTGCGGATGTGTATGAATCATTAGTAATAGAAAGACGGAGATTGAGAAATGAAGGGCAAAACTAAAATGGCATCTAAAAAGATGCGTGGTGGCGTAGCAACTAAAAAGATGCGTGGCGGCGGAATGCCTAAAATGGCCGCTAAGAAAATGATGCGCGGTGGCGTAGCTAAAAAGATGATGCGTGGAGGTACAACAAAAAAGAAATGAGAAAAAAACTTGTTTATTATTTTGCAATGGTGTTACTTAATATTGGTAAGCCATTTACCTGTATTGGTAACTGGTTCTGGAAAAAACATAGAGATGTATTAGATTGGACTAAGTGATGCCACCTCGTAATCATAAAGATTGGACTAAAACGCCTAAAGTTGAATATATTAACTCCTTAATCTACTCTGACGAAAATCTGTTTGAGCAAGAACAGGAGAATATATTCTCTAAGGTGTGGGTTCCTATGTGTCACATCAGTGAGATGCGAAACAAAGGTGATTTTAGAACAACACGGATTGCAGACATAAGAGTAATTGCCATCAACATAGATGGCAAGAATATCCAAGCGTACAAGAACACAAACGATATAGATATTCGCAAACCATCAGGAACATACACCTGGGATTTTGCTACCACAGAAAAGCCGTTACATTGCGAAGTAAAGCATGGGGGCATGGTCTGGGTTACCCTAGACCCTAATCCTACCATGTCAGTAGAGGAGTGGACCTGCGGTGCTTTTGATTGTATTGCTGACGCGATTGATACGGAAGAAATGGAAGTGTTTCACTACCACAAAGCCGTAATAAACACTAACTACAAACTGTGGCACGATACCAACTCAGAGTTCTACCATGACTTCATGCACTACTTTAACCGTGTGTCAGGGTTTAACGATGAGTACTTTGCTAGGAAAAATATTCCTTTTGATAACGGCCACGTTAACGTCAGCAGTTTTACTGTTAACTACGAGGAATATGATGGGTTTGAGGATAGGGGAGAGCTCAGTTTTCCTAACTTGCCACCCAACCAGTGGTACATGGTTGACTTATTCCCCGGATACAACTTTAACTTACGTGGCAGTGCCTACCGTAGCGATAGCGTAACACCGCTAGGGCCAAACAAAGTACTAATTGAGTTTCGTGGGTATGGCCTAAAGAAAGATACACCCGAAGAGCGTCAGACACGTATCAAGCACCACAACTCTATATGGGGGCCATTCGGTAGAAACCTACACGAAGACCTGATTGGTGTAGCAGGCCAAGGTACAACTATGCGTACAGGTACAGAGCCACGTAACATTTTACACGGCAGGCATGAGAATGGAACTATACATGACGAAGTAGGTATGCGCCATTATTACGCTGAGTGGGGTAAATGGATGGGAGTAGAAGCAAGTAATCCTGCCCTAGCTGCCTAGCATGATTGTCTTTGTGCTGTATGTGTATTTAGGCGCAAACATAATAGATAAAACACAAAAGTTTGAAGACATAGATAGGTGTTTATATTTTTCAGAACGCCTATCTAGTCAACAAGCCATACCGGTAGGAGATGGAAAGAAACTAAAACTTACTGCAATATGTAGACCTGAACCCAAGTAGGAACCCTTAAAATGATTGCAGAAACACTTGCAGGTATAGCCCTTGTAAAAAGCGCAGTAGATGGCATTAAATCTGCAATTGGTACTGCTAATGATATTGGAGATATAGCTGGGTACATAGACAATCTTTTTGAGGGTGAAAAGCAGGTACAGCAACAACGTGCTAAAAAATCTGGCACTGGTCTAACAGACCAGTTTGGTATTAAGTCCGTAGCACAGGAAATGATTGATGCCAAGATAGCACAAGAAAAAATGCAAGAAATTGCTATGATGGTAAATTTACGTTTTGGGCCTGATACATGGCAAACCATTGTAAATGAAAGAGCTAAAAGAATACAAGAAGCAAAAGAAGCTGCTGCACAAGCTAGACGTGAGGCTCGTCTTGCACAAGAAGAAATGATGGAAAATATAAAGACTACTGCTATAGTAGGTGCTGTAATCGGTGCTGCTATAGGTATTTTATTTTTAGCTATTGCTATTTTGCCTAAATAGTCAAAAACGAAGGATGGCGGCATGACCAAACGTAACTATAGAGCTGAGTATGATAAGTACCATGCAAAGCCTAAACAAAAGAAACGGCGGGCATCCCGTAATGCAGCTAGAGCCATTATGGCTAAAAAGGGCAAAGTTACCAAGGGTGATGGAAAAGACGTACATCATACTACGGGCAATCCTATGAACAACAAAAAGTTAGCTGTTAAATCCCGTGGCGCAAACCGTTCCTTTGCGCGAACCAAGTCAGGAAAAAAGGTGAATCCTCGTGCCTAAACAACTCACAGAATTACAAAATAACTTCCTAGATGCTCTATTTGGTGAAGCTAAGGGTAATTATGCTAAAGCCATGCGTTTAGCTGGGTACTCGACAAGTACCAATCCATATGCTATAATACAGGCATTACGTACTGAAATTATAGAACGTGCTGAATTAGAAATGGCAGCTAACGCGCCTAAAGCCGTTTTATCAATGGTTGGAGTCATTGATGACCCATCAGCAGTAGGTAATAGGGAAAGACTAGCCGCATCTCAACAGGTGTTGGATAGAGTTGGGCTTTCTAAAGTAGAAAAATTAAACGTTTCTTCAGATAAACCAATTGGGGTATTTATTTTACCAGCAAAAGATGATGACACTAGCCCAGAAATTGAACCCAACTGAACGTTACGAGAGAACTAACGGACCTAGAGTACCTTGGGGGTATCAAAGGTCAAAGCATGACCCACAACTCCTAGAGCCCATTAATGAGCAATTAGAGGCGCTGGAGCAGGGTCTAGACTACTTGAAGGCATCCTCCTACCCAGAAGTAGCAAGATGGCTTACAGAGTACACAGGGCGCTCTATAACCCCTATGGGTCTGTGGAAACGTGTAAAGACAGATAAATCAGACAGACGGAAGTATGCTGAACAAAAACGCCGTACCGCCAAGGCCCAAAACGAAGGTAACGTCAACACCTCAAACTAAAGAGGAAAAAGACCAAGCCCGCCTAGCGAAACAAAAACGGTCTGCGCGTATGCAACTTAATAT